CGACACCAACGACAACATCATCGTGTTATTCGATCGCCCCTATCAGTGCCTTTCGATTCACCCCGATGCCGCCAGGAAGATTGCAAAACTGCTTACAGAGGCCGCGAATTTTCTTGACCACAACGGCTCGTTGCATTAGCATCTAGCGGTACTTTCGATTCATGTTCAACTCAAAAGGAAACTCATGTCAACCCGCATAATGCTTCGTGATGTTCGTTTGGCTTACGCCCACGGTCTGTGGGAAAAGAGCGTCCCTCGAGGCGCCGAGGCCACCGCCAAGCCCAAGTTTCGCGTCTGCTTAATCCTTCCGCTCAAGCATCCCCAGATCAAGGAGATCGAAAAGGTCATCGAGGACGAGATGAAGGCGAAGTTCGGCGCCAAGTGGGCGAAGGTTTTGGAGGCCGCCAAGGCCAGCAAAAAGTCGTTCCTTCGGGACGGGGACGACAACGAGGGGGATGGATTTGCCGGCAACATGTTCGTTGCCGCCAATGCCGAAACCCGACCGTCGACCTTCAACCACGATCGGTCGCCGGTATCCAAGGATGATGGCGTGCTCTACTCCGGTTGCTATGTGAACGCTTCCCTCGACGTTTACGCTTTCGACAACGTGTCGAAAGGCAACAGCGCCGGCCTTCGCGGTGTGCAGTTCTTGCGCAAAGGCGATGCGTTTGGCAGCGGCGGCGCGGCCGACGAATCGGAGTTTGACGAGATCTCGGCGCCCGCCGAGGACGAGTCGCTGATGGGTTGATGGCCTCCCCCGCGGCGCTCTGTCGGCTGGATACCAGCTCGCAGACCGACGCCGCGGGGGTCGGCTTTCGGCTAAAAAGAGTAAACAATGACGCGGATGGAGCACATCGACGCCGTTCTCGCCCCGGCCGAGAAGGCGAAGGAGGGAACGTGAGTGAATGTTGGACAGTGCATTTTTGGATGCGCGGACAGTTTGGCATCATCTACTGCGGTCGGTGCGGTATTTGGTACTCGCAGCCTTGGACTGCTGTAGACGTACCATGTGAGCCGGCCGCGAAGGCGGAAAGGGGAGCGAAGTGAGTGACGCCGACGAGTTTAGACCGGCACCAGGGCCTGCAAAACCCGACAATTGGGATGACTACAGGCACCCCGAAGAACACGGACATTGGGACATTGAGCAAATTCGCGAACTACTTTTTGCGCGAGACGGTTTGTTGGCCCGCATCGCCGCCCTCGAAGCGCAGCTAGCCGAGCGGGACGCCGAGATATGCCGGCTCAACATGGAAATGTCGGTGTACAAACAAGGTTACACGCAAAAACACGCAGAGCTTGTAATGGCTACGATTAAAGCGTTTGAGGAACTGAAACAGAAACCCCCGCCCCCGCCGCCGAAGGAGGCGCCGTGACAATTCGCTTTGTGAGATTTTTATGAACTGGCGCGAGATCGGCGGCATGCTGGTTGGCTGGCTGATCGCTGCGGTCGTCGTCTATTGCGTGATCGTGGCAGGGCGTTGGTGAGGCTTTGGCTCGACACCGAGACTAGAAGTCCCGTGCCAATCAAGCGCGGGGCCGCCTGCTACGCGCAAGGCGTCGAGATCATCATGCTGCAATGGGCGGTGGATGACGGCCCGGTGCAGATCGACGAGGGGCCGACCGCCGGGTTTCTAAAAGCGGTCAAACAGGCCGATGAACTATGGGCGCACAACGCCGAGTTCGACCGCACCATGCTCGAAACCGCGAGTTGGTGGCCGAAGATCCCTATGGAGAAGTGGCGTTGTTCCGCAGCCTTGGCGCGTATGCACGGTTTGCCCGGGGGCCTTGCGCACTTGTGCAAGATTTTCAAGATCCCATCGGACAAAGCCAAGGACATTCGAGGCAAGCAGCTGATCCAGTTGTTTTGCGTCCCCAACAAGGACAGCGAGTACAACGACAAGCGGTCGCACCCCAAGGAGTGGGCGGAGTTTTTGGCGTATGGCGGCCAGGACGTGGTGGCCGTGCGCGAGATATGGCGCAAGACGCCCAAGTGGAACGCTACGCCCCGCATGTGGGCCATGTGGCACCTAGACCAACGAATGAACGCTCGAGGCGTTGCGGTCGATCTGGCCCTCGCCAAAGGCGCGGTAGAGGCCACCACGAGGGCCAAGAAGCGCATGGCCGATCGCACGTCGGAGTTGACCGAAGGCGCGGTAGAGCGCACCACGCAGTGCGATCGGCTGCTTGCTTACATGGCCGATTTCGGTGTCGATCTGCCGGATCTTACGGCCGATACGGTCGAGCGTCGGCTATCGGATGAATCTCTCCCCGAGCACATCAAGGAGCTACTACGTGTCAGACAACAAGCCAGCAAGTCAAGCACTGCTAAATATCAAAGAGTTATCAATCAATGCGTTGACGGACGAATCCGTAACCTTCTTGTTTTCTGCGGCGCTTCGCGCACTGGGCGGTGGGCCGGGCGCACGATACAGTTGCAAAATCTGCCCCGACCTAAGCACCCGCAATGGGAAATTGACATTGCAGCTCGAATGTTCGCAACCGGAGCGATTGAGCTATACGATGCCGCTGATGTTTTGGGGCTCGCTTCAAGCTGCTTGCGTGGAGTCGTTGTTTCCGGTGCTTCGCGCCGCCTTGTCGTTTCTGATCTAGCGAACATCGAAGGTCGCTTTATGGCGTTTGTGGCCGGCGAAGTTTGGAAGCTAAAAGCCTTTGCCGAATTCGACGCAAAGCGTGGGCCGGATCTCTACAAGGTGGCATATGCCCGAGCGTTCAATATCTCTATTGATACCATCGCCGATGACGACTCGCGCCGGCAGATCGGCAAAGTTATGGAACTTGCCCTGCAATTTTATGGTGGCGTGGGTGCGTTTTGCTCCATGGCGGAAACCTACGGCTTATCTCTTGATGCGCTTGCGGAATCGGCATGGGCTGTCATACCGCAGAGCACCAAGCGGGAAGCCGAAACCTCGTGGCATAAAGCGGTCAAACGCAAGCGCACCTATGGCCTTGCGCAACGCACTTGGGTCGTATGCCAAGCACTCGTACTTCTGTGGCGAGATGCACATCCCGCGATCGTCAAGTTTTGGTCTGAGTTGGACGAAGCTACGAAGGGCGCAACGCGCCAGGCTAACAAAGCGTTCCCCGTGGGAAAGCACATCATTGTGGACCGCAAAGGCAATTGGCTCAGGATTCGTTTACCGAGCGGCCGGTATCTCTGTTACCCCGCGCCACAAGGCGACGATTACACCAGTTCGTTCCTAGGCGTGGACCCCTACACCAAGCAGTGGGGGCGGATTAGCACTTATAGCGGCAAGCGGGCGGAGAACATTGTGCAGGCAGGCTCCGCCGACATTCTAATCGACGGTCTGCTGGCAGCGGAGGCCGCGGGCTTTGTGCCGGTGCTCTCCGTTCATGACGAGATCATTTGCGATTCACCAGACGAGGACAAGTTCAACGATAAGGAACTTAGCCGGTTGATGGTTAGTAGTTCTCCGTGGGCTGCCGGTATGCCGCTGGCCGCCAAGGGCAAAGTCATGTACAGGTATCAAAAATGAACGAATGCGAAATGATCGACTGGCCGGCAGTTCAATTGTTGGTGTGGGTGTCGCTGGCTTTCGCCGTGCTATGGGTGTTGTGCCGTGAGCGCAAGTAAATCGAAGCGCGGCTCGGTGCTCGAGTCAGAAGTCGAAAATCACTTAGTTGAGCGTGTCAAGGCTTTTGGCGGGATGTGTTTGAAACTTAAGGACGCTGGCCGCGTGGGCTTTCCCGACCGCACTGTGATCTGGCCCGAATACGGTTTTGCTCGTATCCACTTCGTCGAGTTGAAAACCATAGGGGGTGGCTACGAGCGCGGCCAAGAGCAATATCACAAAGACTTGCGCAAAGTGAAAGCAATGGTCTTTACGCTGTGGACAAAAGCGGAAGTGGATCGCTATATCAACCAGTATGCGGTGTTGCCGTTTTGAGATCCTTAACCCTCCGCCCCCCGCAGATCCCCATGACGGATTGGCTGCTCGCCAACAAGCGGTGTGCATTGTTTGCCGGCATGGGGATTGGCAAAAGTTCTGCCACGTTGTTCGTGCTCGACGTGTTGAAACTTATGGGCGATCTTAACGACCCCGTGTTGGTGATCGGCCCAATGCGCGTTGCTCGAGACACATGGCCGGAGGAAGTCACCAAATGGGAACAGTTCAAAGGTTTCGAGATTATGCCTTTGGTTGGAAGCCCGCCGCTGCGGTTGAAACGCCTTGCGCACAAAGCTGACATTTACACCATCAGCTACGAACTGCTGCCCTGGCTTGTCGAGCAGTATCTTGAGCGATGGCCGTTTCGCACCGTGATCGCGGATGAAAGCGATCGGCTCAAAGGATTTCGAGAAAAGAAGGGCGGGGTTGGCTTGAACAGCAAAACCGCAGGACACGCCGGTAAACGCGCCCATGCAATCGGCCGGGTTGCTCACAATCTGACCGAACGATGGGTCAATTTGACCGGCACGCCGAGCCCCAACGGGCTCAAAGACCTGTGGGGGCAAACATGGTTCTTAGATCGCGGCGAACGGTTGGGACGCACCTACGGAGCGTTTAAACAACGTTGGTTCAAACCTTCGTGGAGCGGCCACGGCATAGAGCCAATGCCCCACTCGGATCGCGAAATCCATGAAGCCATCCAAGATATTTGTTTGACCGTAGATCCGAAAGACTATTTCGATTTGAAAGACCCCATAGTCGCGCAGATTCGCGTGACTCTGCCGCCGGCGGCGCGCGCAGTTTACAAGGAACTTGAAAAGGAAATGTTCTATGAGTTTAGCACCACAGAGAAGATCGAGGCTTTCAATGCAGCCGCACTTACTAACAAGTGCCGTCAACTTGCCAATGGGGCAGTCTACACCGACTATCCGCAATGGCGCGGGGTCCACGACGCCAAGATTGAGGCCCTTGAAAGCATCGTGTCGGAGAGCGGTGGTTCTCCGGTGCTTGTTGCTTACTCGTTCAAATCCGACTTGGCCCGGATTAAGAAGGCTTTTCCAAAAGCTGTCGAACTTAGTACAGACGACGGGATGCGATCTTTCCGATCCGGCAACGCAGGAATGGGCCTTGCTCATCCTAAGTCAATGGGTCATGGTATCGACGGTTTACAAACGGTTTGTAACACCCTGGTAAGGTTCGGCCATGATTGGAATCTCGGAGAGCGTATGCAAATGCTCGAGCGTGTGGGGCCAATGCGCCAGCTGCAATCCGGGTTCGACCGGCCGGTGTTCGTCTACGACATTGTGGCAACCGACACCATAGATGAACTGATGCTCGAGGCCCATGCCAACAAGCGATCGGTCCAAGACGCATTGCTTGAAGCGTGTAAACGGCGTGCGTAAGCTAGGCCATTGGTTGTCGATCCCCACCCCTTGGGGCACGTTCATGGCTGGCCCCGGAGTCCGTTGGTTGCTTTTTGCATTTGTCAAGAACAACAGCATTGTGTGGGCGGGCAGAATCGGGCATTATCGGCGGAGCAAATAGGAGTTCACCATGTCCGATGGCTATGACGGAGTTCAAGTTTCGCACGACCCCAAGACGGGGACGCTTCAGATCAAGCACCCGGACAACGGGGTGCTCGGCGCGATCAAGGATGCCGTGGGGTCGATTTCAAACGCTTTGGCCCCGCGTTCGATCGTTGACCGCAAAGCCAAGATTGACCAATCGGTCGATGAAGCAAGCGGCTCCCCACAGACCAACGATCTCGGCAACCATTTCTAATGCCGATGATTTCGGAGGCGCAGCGACGCGCCATGTTCGCTGCCAAAGAGGGCAAAAGCACGCTAGGCATTCCCCAAAAGGTGGGGGCCGAGTTTGTGGCCGCTGGATCCGCCAGCGGCAATCTCCCATCCACAGCGCCGAAGAAAAAGGCATCCAAGCCGCTCGGCGATGATTTTTCCACCCCATGAACGGAGCCCCACATGGCTACTCAAAAGCCCACGTACAAGACCTTGGCCGAATTCCAGGCCGCCAATAACCCCGACGTCAAAATCCCGGCAAAGATCCGTGCCGGGCTTGCCGCTTTGCTTGCAGAGGGCAAGGAAGCCGCGGAATACGAAACCGAGTTTTGCCGGCGAGCCACGATCGGTCCTACCGTGATCGGCAAATACCGTGACATGTTCGCCAAACACATTGTCACGATCCGGCCGGAAGGCAAGGGTTCCCCCAAGAACGTTTGGTTTGCCGACGCCGGCACCGCGGCCAAGGCTCGAGGTTGATATGGCACGTTTCAAAAAGCTGGAAGATTTCAAGGCAACGCACGACCCGGCCACGGTCATCGCGGGGTTGCGCGCGGAACTGGCGGAAGCCAAAAGCCGGGCCGACACCGCGCAGATCATGCGCGAATACGTGGGGTCGGTGAAACTCGCCACGGATCGTCTCGATTTGCCGGCTTGGGTTTACGCTCCGAAAAAGGCCAAAGCGCCCGGCGTTCCGAAGATCATGCTTTCGGATCTGCATTGGGGTGAAAAGGTCCGCGCCGAACAGATCGGGGGCGTCAACACCTACGATCTGGCAACCGCCCGGCGCCGCTTGCGCGCGACGATTGAAACGACGATTGCGCTTTGCAAGATCCTAAGCCCTGAAATGGCCTACCCCGGCATCGTAGTACCTCTTGGCGGGGACATGGTTTCCGGCAACATCCACGACGAGCTGATGGCCTCCAACGAGCTCAATACCATGCCGACGTTGCTCGACCTGTACCAGCATTTGGTGCCGGCGATCAAGCTGATGGCCGACACGTTCGGCAACGTGTTTCTGCCTTGCGTTTCGGGCAACCACGATCGAGACACCAAAAAGACGTGGAGCAAGGATCGCAACCATACTTCGTTCGGCTGGTTGCTTTACCAGTTTTTGGCGGTCGCTTTTGCCGGCGACACCCGGGTCAAGTTCTACATCCCCGACAGCAGCGATGCCCTGTACCGCATTTACGGCACGCGCTACCTGCTTACTCATGGGGACCAGTTCAAAGGCGGGGACGGAATTATCGGCCCCCTTGGCCCGGTGACGAGGGGCGAAAACAAGAAAAACACTAGGAACGCGGCGGTCGGTCAGGATTATGACGTCATGGAATTCGGCCATTTTCACAAGCGCATGTTGACCGCTCGGCTTCGCGGAAACGGGAGTCTGAAAGGGTACGACGAGTACGCAGCCTCCAACAATTTCGGATTTGAGCCGCCAAGCCAGAACTTCACCATGACGCACCCGGATCACGGCATCACGTTCGATGCCCCTGTATACAGCGACGCGGCGACCAAAAAGGTCGTCAAAGCCGCCTGGGTGAGTTGGTCGGGTTGACCTATTCGGCGGCCTCGTCGTCGGGGCCGTCGTCGGGACCGTAGGTATCGGCATCGGGCGGTGGACACATGGCGGGTTCCTCCGCCGCCATTGTACCGCTTTTGGCCCTGTCCTATACTCCCCGGACCATTCAACAGGAGTCCGCAACGTGGCTATCGACGTCAAATCCCAATTGTCTCAAGGATCTACGCAGCTCGGAATTATTATTGCTGCCGTGGGAAACTCGTTACCTTACATAACGCCCGATATGCTTGCCAGCTGGGGAATCCCGCAGCCTTGGGTGCATGGGATCTCGAGCACCATCGCGCTGGCCCTGATCGTCTACCAGCAGGCTCCGAAACCGCCCGCCCCGCCTGCGCCGCCGGCCGCCGGGTTCATTACCCGCAATTTCGCGATCTTCCTGGCTTCCGTAGCGGCTCTTGTAGCGGTTTTCGCTATGACGGGGTGCGCAGGTTTGGCGACCCTCGTATCGCCGTCTGCAATGCCTTTGGAGCAGGCTGCGGTGGGCGCCGCGGTGTTCACCACCATCAGCAATGGCAAGGCGTCTGTCGAAACCCAAACGGCTCGAGCGGCCCGGATCAATGCCGTTGCCAAGCAGGTTTTGGCGATTGACCAAAAGTCGAGCATGGCGCTGGTTGACGTCGAAATCATCATCAACGCCAAATTGCAGTCTTTGAATCTGCCGCCGGCGGATCTGCTGCTCGGCCAAATGCTGGTGGCTACGCTCGGGCAGGCTCTTCAGGCGCAAGTTGCTGTGACGTCCAAAGGCGCCCTGTCCCCGCAGACCCAAATCGCAATCGCCGACGTCTGCAATTGGGTGATCGCGGATACCGGGGGTTAGGGTGTTTCTTTCCGAACTTGAGCTCCAAGCATTGACCCCGGACTTGTGGGCGCTGACTGCGCCTCTCGTCTGGGAGGACGATACCGGCCGATTGGAGATCCCCAAGGGGTTCATTACGGATCTGGCTTCAATCCCCCATGTGATTGATTGGGTGCCTTTCCTTGACCGGACGGGCCTCAGCCGGCGGGCCGGGGCGCTTCACGACGGACTGTACGCGCTTGGCCGGGAACGCGGCAAAGATTGGTGCGACACCATGCTGAAGCTGGCGCTTGAGGCCGAGGGCATGAAGCCGTGGCAGGCCAAAGCCTATTGGTCGGCTGTCCACTATTTCGGAAGCCCGTCGTGGACGTCCGATGCCAGAGAGGGGGTGTTCGGCGGGTTGGCGATCGTGTCGGGCGATTTTTCGAGCTCCAGCGATTACGCCGCGTGGATCCAAGGCGGCCGCACGATCTTCAAACTGAAAGGAACAACGCCTGTTCCGCAGCCCGCCTCCGGATAAGCCCGGCTGACACATGGCCGCCGGCGTGGCTCCACTTGGGGAACTGCGCCGCGGCAGCGCCATAGGCTCCGTTGTTGAGCAACTTTGCCATGGTGGACGTCTCGAAAGCCGTCACCCCCACGTTGAACGTGAAGGCCACCAAGGCGTCAAACTGGCATTGGGATAGGGGTGCCGTGACCGCGGTGTTGACGGCCGCCACAGCGCTCGTAGTGTCTTGCGCGAACCAAGAATGGGCTTGGACAAAGGTGCATCGCTGCCCCACGTAAACCCCGTGTCCGGTGTGCCCCCACCCGATCGTGGGGATGCCACGTTCGTCCGCGTAGCCGATCAAGCAAAGTACCTCAAACGATTGGATCAGCGCAGCGCCGCGCGCTCCGAGCTGCATCATTTCCAGTGGCTACGGATGACGGCCACGCTTGCGACGATCGAAATGCAAACCGCCACGAACTGAAGGTAGGGCATGGCTTGAAGCATGAAGCTGGTTGCGCAGCCGGTGACGCCTATGCAAGCCAAAGCGGTTTTCTGATGGTCGATCATTTCATACATCCGGATACTGCGCCGCGGCAACGAAAATGGCGTCCATCTGCGCGGGCGTCTGCCCCGCGGCGGCCCCGAGCGCTGCCACGCGCGCATCGGCCCGGTCGAAACTGGAGGCGTT